TTAGATCCGTGTCTTCAATGTATAGAGTAAATCCAGTGCTCGACGAGGTGTCAGGTCGTCCAGATCGAGCTTGGCCAGTTCATCGAGCACCGGATGCGGCAGGCTGGCGAACAGGTCGCTTTGCTGCGGAGCGGCCGGTTTGCCTTTGGTCGGGCGCGGCGCTTCGTGGGGCAGGCTGGTGGTTTCCAGGCGGCTCAGGTGCTCGCGGGCACGGCTGATCACTTCGCTGGGGACGCCGGCCAGTTGCGCTACTGCCAAGCCGTAGCTCTGGCTGGCCGGGCCGGGCAGCACGTGGTGCAGGAAGACGATGCGTTCGTTGTGCTCGGTGGCATTGAGGTGAACGTTGGCCACCAGCGGCTGGCTTTCCGGCAACACGGTGAGTTCGAAGTAATGGGTGGCGAACAGCGTGTAGGCCCGCAGGTGCGCCAGCCTCTCGGCCGCCGCCCAGGCCAGGGACAAGCCGTCGAAGGTGCTGGTGCCGCGTCCGACTTCGTCCATCAGCACCAGGCTGCGTTCGGTGGCGTTGTGCAGGATGTTCGCGGTTTCGCTCATTTCCACCATGAACGTCGAACGTCCACCGGCCAGGTCGTCGCTGGAGCCGATGCGGGTGAAGATCCGGTCCACCAGGGACAATTCGCAACTGGCCGCCGGGACGAAACTGCCAATGTGGGCCAGCAGCACGATCAACGCGGTTTGGCGCATGTAGGTGGATTTACCGCCCATGTTCGGGCCGGTGATCACCAGCATGCGGGTGTTGTCATCCAGGCTCAGGTCGTTGGCCACGAACGGCGTGGTCAACACTTGCTCGACCACCGGGTGACGGCCTTGGCTGATGCGCATGCACGGCTCGCTGACGAAGCGCGGGCAGTTGAGGTCCAGGTTCAGTGCGCGCTCGGCCAGGTTGCTCAGCACGTCCAGTTCCGCCAAGGCGCCGGCGGTGTCCTGCAAGGGCGGCAGTTGGCTGATCAGGTCTTCGAGCAACGCTTCATAGAGCATCTTTTCCCGGGCCAGGGCGCGGCTCTTGGCCGACAGCGCCTTGTCTTCGAACGCCTTGAGTTCCGGGGTGATGAAACGCTCGGCGCCCTTGAGGGTCTGGCGGCGAACATAATCGGCCGGGGCCTGTTCGGCCTGCTTGCTTGGCAATTCGATGAAATAACCGTGGATGCGGTTGTAGCCGACCTTGAGGTTGGCAAGGCCCGTACGGGCTTTTTCCCGGGCTTCGAGGTCGATCAGGAACTGGCCGGCGTTCTCGCTCAGCGATTGCAGCTCGTCGAGTTCGGCGTCGTAGCCGGTTTTCAGCACGCCACCGTCGCGGATCACCGCTGGTGGGTTATCGATAATGGCTTTTTCCAGCAGCGCGGCCAGTTCCGGGTAAGTGCTGGTGGTGCGCGCCAGTTGCTGCAGGTGCGGCGCTTCGAGATCGGTCATCGCCACCTGCAATTCGGGCAACGCGCCCAGGGCATCGCGCAGGCGCGCCAGGTCACGGGGACGGGCGTTGCGCAAACCGATGCGGGCGAGGATCCGCTCGATGTCGCCGATTTCCTTGAGCTGCGGTTGCAACTGCTCGAAGCGATAACGATCGAGCAGGCAGGTAATGGAGGTTTGACGCGCCAGCAGCACGGTCAGGTCCCGCAGCGGACGATTCAACCAGCGAGTCAGCAATCGGCTGCCCATGGCGGTCTGGCAGCGATCGACCACCGATTGCAGGGTGTTGTCGCGCCCGCCGGCCAGGTTGGTGTCCAGCTCCAGGTTACGGCGGCTCGCGCCGTCCAGCACCACGGTGTCATCCAGGCGTTCGTGCCGCAGGCTGCGCAAGTGGGGCAGGGCGGTGCGCTGGGTTTCCTTGGCGTAGGCCAGCAGGCAGCCGGCCGCACCGATGGCCAGGGTCAGGTTCTCGCAACCGAAGCCCTTGAGGTCCTGGGTGGAAAACTGCTGGCAGAGACTTTTCAGCGCCGAATCACGCTCAAAATCCCACGGCGCCCGACGACGCACGCCACGGCGTTTTTCTGCCGGCAGGTCTTTGGGCCAGTCATCCGGAATCAAAAGCTCTACTGGATTGACCCGTTCCAGTTCGGCCAGCAGGTTTTCCCAGCCCTTGATTTCCAGTACCGAGAAGTTACCGCTGGTGATGTCCAGCACCGCCAGGCCGAACAGGCGTTCATCGCCCAGGACTGCGGCGATCAGGTTGTCACGGCGTTCATCCAGCAAGGCTTCGTCACTGACCGTGCCCGGGGTGATGATCCGCACGACTTGGCGTTCCACCGGGCCCTTGCTGGTGGCCGGGTCGCCGACTTGTTCGCAGATCACCACGGATTCGCCGAGCTTGACCAGCTTCGCCAGATAACCTTCCGCCGCGTGGTAAGGAATCCCACACATCGGAATGGCCATGCCCGCCGATTGCCCACGTGCCGTCAGGGTGATGTCCAATAGCTTGGCGGCTTTCTTCGCGTCCTCGTAGAAGATCTCGTAGAAGTCGCCCATGCGGTAGAACATCAGCTGGTCGGGGTGCTGGTTCTTCAGGCGCCAGTATTGCTGCATCATCGGCGTGTGGCTGGAGAGGTCGTTCACGGCGGTATTCATGGGTGTCAGGCAAGCTCGTTGAAAGGTGTGGGGCAAAAGGAGGGGCATTGGCCCGGCTTTTCCGCGATGGGCGCAAGGTTAACATGGGTGGTCTGTGCTACCCATATGTGAGTGGTTTTTGGGATTGGGGGCTTATCCGTTTTTTCGGTAACGGCTGCTTAGGGTTCCGCCCTGACGGCGGCTCACTTTTGAAGAGCCCGGAAGCCGGCCCAGTCAAAAGTAAGCAAAACGCTTTTGCCCCACCACTCGGTGCCTCGCCTAGGCTCGGCATGCCTGAACGAAGGCATTGCTCCGTGGGCCGCCGCGAAGGGCCATCCATGGCCCAGCGCGGCTAACCCGGCATCCATGCCGGGTTGCCCACTGCGCAATACCTTCGTTCAGCCAGCGTGGTTAACGGGGCGCTGAGATCAACGTCCACCGCGAGGCGGCCTGGTAGCCGACCTGGCTCTCCCGGTCGTACACCCATCATATCTGTGGGAGCAAAGCTTGCTCGCGAGGCGGCCTTACAGCCGGCCTGTCTCTCCGGCTGTACCCAGATCCAATGTGGGAGCGAGCTTGCTCGCGATGACGGCAGCCAATACAACTTAGTTGTCACTGGACTACCGCTATCGCGAGCAAGCTCGCTCCCACAGTGATGACTCGGGCTTCTCTTAGGTCTCGACTTGCATCATGGCTGCCTACCTCGGTTCAACCACATCCAGCGCCCGATTCGCCAGCAACTGGCTCAGCTCGATCATCTGTTGAACCCCCAGCAAGATATTCCGTCGCGAACCCTTCAGGTCGAATGCCAGGTCACTGACCATGGCGTTGGCCGAGGCCAGGGTTTCGCTGAGGTTGGCGAGCAGGCATTCGGCGTCGATGTTAGGGGCGATGATGAAAAGGGTGTCGGGTGTGTCAGAGGCTTCCTTGTCGGTTTTCGGCTTGAGGTAATAGTCCAGGGCGCGAGTGGCCGCGTCGTCGAGTTTCTTGGCGTTGGCCGATTGGCTGCGGGAGACGTGATCGTCTGGAGTTGGGGGATTTTGCGTGTGCTTGCTCATGATGCTTGGATCCTCGAAGTGGGAGCCATCACCGATTCGCTACTAAACGAAATGGGTGGCAGCTGTACGCAGGTTAGTAGACCGGGGATCCAAGAAACCGGCGCACCCGAAGGCGCCCTGCGCACAGCTACCATCGAATGCAGGAGTAGGAACACCTGACTGGATGGAGCGATGTACATCTTGGAGATACCGAGCTACTAAACCCGATCACTGATGGGCAGTGACAGGATTAAAAGTACCGATGGGCTCCAAGGCGCACAAGCCGGCGGATTCTGGCGTAGTTGTAGGCAGATGCGCAAGGAAACGTAGCCTTGCGTCGCACATTTGAAGGACGGGGGCGGTGCGTTTTCCTAAGGGCGTGTAGGGCGATTCAGTGGCGAGGGAGCTTGCTCCCGCTTGAGCGCAAAGCGCTCGCTCACAAAAAGGGTCTGCTGCGCAGCCCAGCGGGAGCAAGCTCCCTCGCCACAATGGATGCAAAAGGCAGGAATTGCATATTTATGCAAAACAGCATTTGTCTTCTGCGAAAAGAACAAGCACTATGCGCGTTATGCAAAAACGCAACGTTTCTTCCGTATTAAGAGCATTGCTCGATCAGCACGGGATCTCCCCCACGGAGCTTCACCGGCGTACCGGCGTGCCTCAGTCCACCCTCTCGCGGATCCTCAGCGGCAAGATCGTCGATCCTTCGGATAAACACATCTCGAAGATCGCCGAATACTTCGCCGTGAGCACCGACCAGTTGCGCGGGCGCGCGGACGTTGTGCCCGCTGGCAATACTCGCCGCGATGAGCCGCATTCCGAACTCAAGGACATAAGCCTGTGGGACGACGAAACACCCGTCGAAGAAGACGAAGTGTCGGTCCCTTTTCTGCGCGAGGTTGAATTGGCTGCTGGATCAGGAAGATTCGTCATCGAGGAAAGCGAGCGCTCAAGCCTGCGCTTTGGCAAGCGCAGCCTGCGCCATAACGGTGTGCAATTCGACCAGGCCAAGTGCGTGACGGTGCGCGGCAACAGCATGTTGCCGGTGTTGCGCGACGGCGCCACGGTTGGGGTGAATGCGGGCAAATGCGGGATCGGCGACATCGTCGACGGTGATCTCTATGCCATCAATCACAACGGCCAACTGCGAGTGAAGCAGCTTTATCGCCTGCCCACCGGCATCCGCCTGCGCAGCTTCAACCGTGATGAGCATCCGGATGAGGACTACACGTTCCAGGAAATGCAGGATGAGCAAATCGTCATCCTCGGTCACGTCTTCTGGTGGGGCATGTACGCCCGTTAACCCCTCCACTGTCAGATAAAACCCGCCGTCGTGCGGGTTTTTTTTCGCCTCCTGAAAACCCGCGCCCCCCGTATTTACGAGGGCTCCATGCATTTACGCATTTGACATGCATAAATAAATGCATTTGCGCATTGACTGTATATGCATCCATGCATATTCTGTGTCCAAGCCGCTCGACAAAGCGGCTGGCAACGAAGCTCTTTAGTTCCACCAACAGGCAGCGATGAACCGGCCTTAACGGTTCAGAGGGTTGGCAACTGACCCGGGTGTGCAGCGTAAAGCACCAGAAGCAGTTATCCGGCGGGCAGGGACCGCGGTCGGAGGAACAATTTGAATGGATCCGTACCGCGCCAGTCGCGCCGAAAGATCAAGCGCATTACTGAAAAGCCTGGGCAACCGGGCTTTTTGGAATGCCTGTGCCGCGAGGTACTTCAAACCGCCGCCAATGGGAGGGCTTTCGATGCTGAAGGATTTCAGATGCGGTAGCTGCAAAAGACTTCTGGCCCGCATGGGCGAGAACACCGAACTCCAGATCAAGTGTTCCCGATGCGGGACGTTGAATCATGTGAAGGCCGTTGAGCCTCGAGTGATCGCCAGAGAGCGGGATGAGCGCTGTTGATCAACCGCGCGATCAATCAATAACTCAAGAGGTGAATCATGAATCGTTTCAAGAAATACGTCGCCCCGCTGTTGCTGTCCATTGCGCTGCTCGGTGTCGGGAGCAACGCTAGCGCCGCCAACCTTCTGGACAACGGTAGCTTCGAACAGCCAGGCTGCAGCGGCAGTTGCATCCTTGATACTCCGGCGAACGCCAACTTCATCACCGGTTGGACGACGTTTTTGTCCGGTGCCGAGTACTTCAATATGCCCGCCTCGATCGGGAGTTCTGTGGCTGCGGATGGCGTTGTGATTGTCGACCTGGCCAATTATGTCTATGGCAACGGCGGTGGTATTCAGCAGAACTTCGCCACCGCGGTCGGTGCCAAGTACCGATTGACCTTCAGCGCGGGTAATTCGCGCTACGCCGGCCGCTCCGGCGACGGCACCATCCAGATCAAGGTGGCGGGGCAGAGTGTCACCTTCAACACGCCGTCGGCGGAAGGTACCGCGGTGGAGTGGAGCACCATCACGTATGACTTCACCGCCACTTCGGCTCAAACGACTTTGGCGTTCTCCAATGAGCAGAACCCTTACGCCAACTTCGCCTTCATCGACAACGTCATCGTTGAGCCACTGTAAAACATCGTTTGCCCTGCGAAGCCCCGCGGTCCCCAAGCAATCATCCATCACCCCAGGAAACGAGACATGACAAACGAGCAACAAGCGTTGCTGGACATGCCGATCTGGCTGGTCATCGTGCTCGCCCTGGTGGGCGGGGTGTCCGGCGAGATGTGGCGCGCCGACAAGGAGGGCGCCCGAGGCTGGCCGCTGCTGCGCCGCGTGGTTCTGCGCTCCGGTGCCTGCGTGGTCTGCGGCGTATCGGCAACCATGCTGTTGTACGCCCTCGGCATGTCGATCTGGAGCGCTTGCGCCTTGGGTTGCCTGACCGCCATGGCCGGTGCCGATGTGGCCATCGGCCTTTACGAACGCTGGGTCGCCAAGCGGATCGGCATCTACGAAGTGCCGCCGCGGGACGTTCCTCCCGACCAGCCGTGAATCGACAGCGCTGATCCATACCAAAGGAGGCGATCAATGCCTGCCCTTATCGAAAAACCGTCGCAGCTGTTCTCGGCCATTGCCCAGACGCTGCGCGCCATTTATCCCGCCTTGAAAGTCGGCAGCCCCCAGGATTTCGATGGCACCGACGATCAACCCTGGGTGCTGATTGCCCTTGAGCGTGATGCGCCCGGTAACCGCGCCAATGACGGGCGTATCGCCCATGTCCTGACGGTTTCCTTGCAAGTGGTCATGGCCGTTCCAGGATGGGATGCCTGCGATCTGGCCGGGGAGCTGAAACACCTGGTCATGGATAACCGCTGGGGGCTGTCGGGCGATCAATGCGACCTGCCCACGGAGCTCGATGGCCTGCCATCCACCTTCATTAACCCGGCACGGGCGTACACCGCCTGGACCCTTTCCTTCAACCAAACCCTGTACCTCGGCCCGACGCTGCTGGAGGACCCGCTGGGTATCCCGAAGTTTGCCCGCACCTGGGAAGTGTCGAACATCGACGACCCGGACCAATACACCGCACTCGAGGGTTGAGCCATGTTTGATGCGCTGTTACGGATGCATCTGGGGCCGATCATCGAGCGTCTGGCGCAGATGGAAACCGAGCTGGAAGACATGCATCGGCGGGCGGAGAGTTTCTGCCGCATCGGCGTTTGCCAGGAAGTCGACGCGGCCAGCAATACCTGCAAAGTCAGCCATGGCGGACTGCTGACCCCGGCGATCCGCTTTTTCAATCCGAGCGCCGGGGCCCAGAGCGAGTCGCGGATCCCGTCCGTGGGCGAGCAATGTCTATTGCTCAACCATGGCGGCGGCGAGGGCGGTGGGCAGGCGGTGGCGTTGTTCGGCCTCAACGGTGGTCAGTTCCCGCCCGTCTCGACCCAGGCCTCGCTGACGCGGCGCCTCTATCAGGACGGTACGGAAAACGGCTACGACCATGCCAGCCATGTCCTGCACTGGCAAAACGGCCCGGCGGCGTTCAGCGGTTCTCGTGAATCCCTGCTGTTGAACATTGGCCCGTCGCGGCTGGCGATGACACCCGAAACCATCGAATTGCAAGTCGGCGCCGTCGGCATTCGGCTCGACGCCTCCGGCGTGCACCTGAGCGGCCCGGTGGTGGATCACCAGGGACGCGTCATCAGTACCGCCTAAGAGATTTCCTCATGATTGGAATCGATCGAAATACCGGCGCCACGGTCGACGACTGGCTGCAGTTTGTGCAGCGCGCCACCCGTGCATTGACCACGCCGTTGGGCACTCGCCAGAAGCGCCCGTTGTATGGCTGCGCACTCACGCAATTGCTGGGGCAGAACCTCGGTGACGACCTGCTGATCCTTGCCCAGAGCCACGCGGCCCAAGCGTTCTACAACCCGGACAACGGCATCGATGATTTCGAGCCGCAGGTCATTGTCGCCAGCCGGCACGGTGCCGGATTGTTGTTGCGTTTCGCCGGCACCTGGAAAAACCGCAAACAGACTTTTGAGGTGGTGACATGAGCATGTTGATACCCGGCCAGAACCAACTGGCCGAACCGGCCATCGTCACTGTCGAAGCGTTCGAGGATCTGCTGGCAGAGTTCAAGACCTTCGTGGTCGAGTACGTCGGCGCACGCTCTCCCGCCAGCGCCGCCAAGTTGGTGGACAGCCTCGAGAACGAAAGCGAACTGCTGACCTTGGCCCTCGAGGCGTTCTGTGTCCGGCTGCAAACCCACGAACGCAAATACAACGCCCGCATCAAGCAGATGTTGGCATGGTGGGCCACGGGCACCAACCTCGACGCTCGCCTCGCGGACATGGGCCTTGAGCGCCAGTTGCTCGACCCGGGCGACCCGGCAGCATTCCCGCCCATCGCCCCGGTCTACGAGAGCGACGATGACGCCCGGTTGCGTTATTACCTGGCGCCCCACGCCCCGGCGGCCGGCTCGCGCATGCAGTATCGGCGGGAGATCTTCACCCTTGGCGAACGGCCAGCGGTGAAGGTGGAAAACGCCTCGGCGGGTGTGGTGACGGTCACCTACACCTTCGACCCGGATGGTCATGCTGCGCAGGTCAAGGATGGTAATGGGCGTCGCACCGCGCCGGGCGAAGTCACGGTCACGGTGCTGTCCCGTGACGGCGACGGCACGCCGACCGAGGCGCTGCTCGACGGTGTTCGCCAGCATTTCGCCCGGCCTGATGTACGACCGGAAACGGACCTGGTCATCGTGCAGGCCGCACAGATCAAACCTTACAAGATCCGCGTCTTGGCGAAGATCAATGCGGGCCCGGATTCGGGCTTGACTCAGGTTGCCGCCGAGCAGCAGTTGCAGGCGTATGCCGAGGCGTGTCATCGCCTGGAAGGTCGGGTTGACCCAAGCTGGATCGACTACACGCTGCACAGCGCGGGCGCGGTTCAGCTGCAGATTCTCGAACCGCTTGCACCGATTGTGACAACGGCTTTTCAAGCCCCGTACTGCACGGGCATCGAGGTCGAGGTGGATACGTTATGAGTGACGACACACCTCGCCCGAGCCTGCTGCCGGTCAACAGTTCACCGCTGGAAAGGGCACTGGATCTGGGGTTCGCGCGGTTGCTCGAACGCATCGATCCGCCGTTTCCCGAGCTGATGAACCCGGCGACCACGCCCTTGGCGTTCCTGCCGTATCTCGCGGCGGATCGTGGGGTCAACGAGTGGAGCTCCGCGGCGCCCGAAGCTGAAAAGCGCCTGACCGTTGAACTCGCCTGGCCAACCGCCCGGCAGGCCGGGACGCGAAAGGCGCTGGAAAACGCGGCCAAGGGTTTGCAACTGATGCCTGAAGTGCGCGCCTGGTATGAGCAAACACCCCCTGGCCCGCCCTACAGTTTTTCCGTCAGGGCATTTACCGAGCAGCCCTACAGCGAAGAAATCGACGCCCGTCTCGACCGTCGCCTGGCGGATGCCAAAAGCGAGCGCGACACCTTGAAGGTGTCTGTCGGCTTGAGTGCATTCGGCCGTCACGTCATCGGCGCCGCCACGCTGTGCGGCGAACTGACCACGGTTTATCCGATCGTCATCCAAGGGCTGGAAGCCTCGGCTCAGGTCTTCATGGCCGCCGGGCTCTACACCGTCGAAACCTCCACTATTTATCCACAGGGGTCCTAAATGGCCGACTACTACACCCTGCTCACCGATGCGGGGATCGCCTACGAAACCGCCTGCAAGGCGGCGGGCACACCGATCAAGCTGTCGCAGATTTCCGTCGGTGACGGCGGCGGCACGGAATACAACCCGGCCGCAACCGCTACAGCACTCAAGCGCGAAGTCTGGCGCGGGCCGCTCAATGCGCTGTTCCAGGATGAAAACAACCCGAGCTGGCTGCTGGCCGAGGTCACCATCCCGTCCGACGTCGGCGGCTGGTATGTGCGTGAGGCCGGGATCTGGACCGATACCGGGATCCTGTACGCGATTGTCAAATATCCGGAATCGTTCAAGCCGGTATTGGCGACGTCCGGCTCGGGCAAAGAGTTCTACATTCGGTCGATCTTCGAGACCAGCAATGCTGAGCTGGTGACGCTGCTGATTGACGATACGGTGGTCAAGGCGACGCGGGCCTGGGTGACCGGCTACGTGGCCGACGAACTCGCCAAGCTCGACAGGAAGCAGTCGGTGCGGGTGGCGACAACGGCCAACATTGTCTTGAGTGGCGCGCAGGCGATCGACGGTGTTGCGGTGATCGCCGGGAATCGGGTCCTGGTCAAATCCCAGACCTTGGCGAAAGACAACGGTGTTTACGTGGCCGCGAACGACGCTTGGGTTCGGGCAAAGGATGCCGATGCGAGTGTCGAAGTGACCTCGGGGTTGATTGTCTCGGTGGAGGAGGGCGTAACGCTTGCCAACACGATCTGGCAGTTGATTACCGATGGTGCGATTGTGCTGGGCACTACGGCGTTGGCGTTTCAGAACATCACGCAAGGTTTTGCGCCGCTCAATTCGCCGGTGCTGGTAAATCCGACGGCAAATACGCCGCCGCTATTCGACAACACGAAGTCGATCGCGACGACTGAATATGTCATGCGTGCCAGCGGTAACTATCGTGGCTTTACCAACGCGACGGCAGCGGCCACGTTGACGGCGGCTGCCGCTGGCACGCTGGTGACGGCCATTGGGTCGTTCACACTCACCCTGCCGCAGGTCAACGCTTTACCCTATGGTGGCGCGATCCACTTTCGCAATATTGGTAGCGGCGTTGTCACTGTCGTTTGTACAGGTACTGACAACATAAACTCGGGTGCCGGTCAGATTACGAGTATTGAGTTGCAAGTAGGCGCCACTCTAGAGCTGACCGGTAATGGTGCGAGCGCTTGGTGGGCTGCTGGATCCGCGCAATTGCAATATTCCAAGGTATGGGGTGCTACTGCGGCGCAATTCGACAGCAGCAAGTTGCTGGCTACGACTGAGTTTGTTAGGAAGAACTCAGGTAATCATGCGGCCATTGGCAGCTTGAGCGCGAACGTAACCTTGTCCGCTGCCAACACTTTTGGCATGTCGTACATGCTGAACTCTGTAACCCCCTTCACCGTTACGCTTCCCTTCGCGAACACCGCCGGTAACGGAGGAGTCGTAACGTTCACCAATGTGTCGACAGCCGCGGTAACGCTGACTTTGCAGGGTACGGACTACATGACGGGCATTCCCGGGGTTGGCGCAGGGGGGAGTGTTGTATTAGGGCCGCGGGATACCCTTACCTTGTCAACTGCGGGAGGGACTGCCTGGTACGCAGAGGATGGATCGACGCGTGACGCACAGTCGACGGCGTTGAGATCTTTGATGGGAAACCTTGGCTCTGTTGTAATCATTACCGATGCGATGAGTCTTACCGCTGCACATTGTGGCGTTCAGTTGGTAGGGAATGGATTGCTGGGTAATAAAATTATCACGCTACCTCCGAAGTCTGATGTGCCTCTGGGATCGCTGATCCATTTTTCTGCTGGTGGTTCAAGCGTCACAATAGCGTGCGCGGGTTCCGATATTCTTGCGCCTGGCCTTGGTGGGGGAGGCCCTATTTCGTCATTTACTATTGAAACACTTGATTCTGTGGTTCTTGTAAATATCGGAACAGGCTGGCGAATGGTTGGCGGATCCCACCTCAACAAACACAGCAGTCAGTTTGTCGCCAGTCTCGCTGCCAATGGCTATCAGAAACTACCAAGTGGCCTGATTATCCAGTGGGGCGTTGCCGGGACTACAAATGGGTTTGGCACATGGACTTACCCAATAGCGTTCCCTAACGCAGTTTTTCGTGTGTTCGCAAGTAATGACGCGTCGGCTTCTGGCTCAAGCATGTATGCATGTGGTGCCCATCCCACTTCTGGAAGTCCTATTGTGTCAGCCACCATAGCTAGTCAATTGGCCGCGGGTGGTGATGCCATCTTTCTATTTGCCATCGGCTATTGAGGAATAGAAGAAATGCCTACTCAATTAACGACGGATTCACCAGTCCTGGACGCCGGTGCTGTTGAATATGAGGTGAGAAAATGACTCTTTTTTCGAGCAAGACAACGGGTGGTTTCTACGATGACTCTATCCACTCCGCTGAGCAGATCCCTCTAGACGCGGTTGAAATACCTCAAAAGCTATATGCAGCGCTTCATGAGGGGCAGTCCATGGGAAAGCGGATTTCAAGTGGCGAAGATGGTTATCCAATACTTATCGATCCACCTGAACAATCGTCTGATTTTTTCGCGGCGCTTGAACGTGTATGGCGTGACGGTCAGCTTGTCATGACCGATGGCATGGTCGCCCGGCATCGGGACGAGTTGGAGGGGGGCTCAGAGACCACTCTTTCTGTCGAACAATACTTGGAGCTTCAAGGTTATCGGCGAGCGCTACGCAGTTGGCCGGAGGGGAAAGAGTTCCCGCTGCTCGATCACCGTCCGATCGCGCCGTCCTGGCTGCTCAAACAACCCCAATAAACGCCCCGCACCGACGGGGCGTTTTCTTTCCCGCAACACATCAAAAAAACCTGACAACGGCCCCGCAAACATGGGGCTTTTTCATATCTGGAGAAACACAAATGGCACTACGCCAAACCTACACCGTGCTCCTCCCATTCCCCACTGGGGGTGGTCACTGGTCGAGCGTCGGCCAGGAACTCGATCTGCTCGACGTCGAGGCCAACGCCTTGCGCAGCGCCGGTCGCCTGGCGCTGAAAAAAACCGAAGTCGTCGAACCGGCTTCTGCATCCAACCCGGCCAAAAAGGCCGCCACCAAGAAGGCTGAATAACCATGGCTGAGGTTTTGAACTTCGAGCACAACGGCATTACCGTCAATGCCACTGAATCTCCCGAGGCCATGGGTGGCCTGGGGGACAACGTCATCGGGTTGGTCGGCACTGCGCCGAATGCCAACCTGCTGATCCCGAAAAACACCCCATTCCGCATCAACAGCTTCACCACCCAGGCCCAGCTGGACCCGACCGGTGCCGAGGCGGGGACATTGTTCCAGGCCGTTTACCAGATCCTCAAAGTGGTCAAGGTGCCGGTCTACGTCGTCATCGTCGAAGAGGGCGCGACACTGGCCGACACGCAGAACAACGTCATCGGCGGCATCGAGGCGCAGACCGGTCGCAAGCTCGGCCTGGCGGCGTTGAGTGGGGTTGCCGAGGACCTGACCATCATCGGAGCGCCGGGCTTCACCGGCACCAAGGCGGTGGCCAGCGAGTTCGCTTCGTTTGGCAAACGCATCAAGGCCCGTGTGGTGCTCGACGGCAAGGATGCCGCTGTCGCCGACCAAGTGACCTACAGCCAGGAACTGGGCGGTGCCGACCTCGGTTTCGACCGTTGCCTGGTGGTGCATAACATGCCGGCGGTGTACTCCAAGGCTGCGAAGAAAAACGTCTTCCTGGCCCCGTCGAGCCTGGCCATCGCCGCCCTCGCCAAGGTCAAGCAATGGGAGAGCCCGGGCAACCAGGTGACCTACGCCGAAGACGTCTCGCGCACCGTCGAATACAACATCCTCGACACCTCCACCGAAGGCGATCTGCTCAACCGCTACGGCGTCAGCTATTACGCCCGGACCATCCTCGGCGGCTTCTCGCTGCTGGGCAACCGTTCCATCACCGGCAAGTTCATCAGCTACGTCGGCCTGGAAGATGCCATCAGCCGCAAGCTGGTGAAGGCCGGCCAGAAAGCCATGGCCAAGAACCTGACCAAGTCGTTCATGGACCAGGAGGTCAAGCGCATCAACGACTGGCTGCAAACCCTGGTCGCCGACGAAACCATCCCCGGCGGCAGCGTGTACCTGCACCCGGAGTTGAACAGCGTCGAGAAGTACAAGAACGGCACCTGGTACGTGGTCATCGACTACGGCCGCTACGCGCCGAACGAACACATGATTTATCAACTCAATGCCCGCGATGAAATCATCGAGCAGTTCCTGGAGGACGTTCTCTAATGTTTACCAACCGCGTAAGACAGGCCATCGCGACCACCCTGCAAGGCCTGCCGTTGTCGGCGACGGTGGAAGAGTTCTCCCCGCCGAAGATCGAATTCGACATGGAAGAGATGCGTGGCGGCCGTTTCATTGGCGAGGAAATGGCCAAGGGCGGCAAGGTGCTGACGGCCAAGCTGACGCTGCAAGGCCTCGGCCCGGAAATCATGCTGGCGCTGGGCGTGAGCGTGGGCGACGACATTCTGCTGAACGTGCGTGAAGCCGGCCAGGATCAGGACGGCAACACTTGGTTCACCTACCACACGGTGGGCGGCAAGTTGAAATCCCTCGAGGAAACCCCGCTGAAAATGAACGAGAAGCCCAAGACCAATCTTGAGCTGTCCTGCCGCACCTACAACCGCCTGGAAAACGGTGTCCCGGTGATCGACATCGACGTGCGCACCCAGAAGTTCGTGCTCAACGGCGTCGACATCCTCGGTGATGCGCGCCGTGCGGTGTTGCTGCCCTAAGTCACTGCCAGCCGGCTAGATGCAGTCCCTGTGGGAGCGAGCTTGCTCGCGATAGCGGAGTGTCAGACACCTCGATGCTGAATGCACCGCCGTCATCGCGAGCAAGCTCGCTCCCACAGGTTGTCCTCTGATTCACCAAGGAACCGATTTCATGTCCTGGATGCCTCCTACACACGAGCTGTTGTCACCGATCACCGGTGACGACGGCTCGCAGATCGAGCAGCTCCCACTCAAACCACTGTTCTACGCCGCGCAGAAAGAAGCCCTGGCCCGTGCGGGCGATGACGAAGACGATCAGTTCTTCGAGCTGGCCAAATTGGCCACCGGCCTGTCGGTCAAGGAACTCGATCAGCTCAAGCGCCCGGACTACGTGAGCATTGCCCAGTACGTGCACGAAATGTCCACGCGTCCGGCGTCGTACTTTCTGGATGACCCACAGGCCGATCCCGACCAGGTGCAACTGCTGCAACCGCTCGACGTCGCGGGTCGCAGCCTGACGTCGCTGACCCTGGAAATGCCGGTGCTGCGTGCCACCAAAGCGATGAAAAAACTGAAGACGGCCAAGGAGCGCGCCGAGTTCATCACGGCCCATTGCACTGGCCTGATGATTCCCGATCTGGACCTGCTGACCGTGCCCGACTGGACACAACTTCAGGTGCGCATTGACGATTTTTTAAACAAACCGGCGGACTTCTTTCGGAGCGCGACATCGAAGTGATCCTCGATGTGGTGCCGCTCATTTACTCGGTAAGTGAGGCGGAAATCCTGGAGTGGGACGCCGGCAAGGCCTTGCGCCGCTACGACATCGCGATCAGTCGCCTTGGCGTGAAACAGGAGTAGAGCGGGATGGCGGACGATAGATATTCGCTCAAATACGCAACCTTCAATGAGAGTGGGTTGGCGTTTGGTAATACCAGCCTCACCAGTGGCGTGTCGGCACAAGGCGCGTTCGCCAGGGATCAGTTGACGAGCCTCGATCTGGCGCTGGAAACACTCGGGCTCAAGCTCGGGCTGCTGACCACGGCAATCGAGTCGCTGACCGTGAAGCTTTCGGCGCAACGATTGTTTTCTCAAACGATGGGCGCTGACGCCAAGGGCGCGTCGGCCAATGAGCCAAAGGGCAAGTCCAGTGGCGGTATCGAACCGCCGGCGCTGCTCAAACCTGCGATAGCGATGGATTCGGCCATGGCCGATCTGAAGCAGGTCACCGGATTTACCCCGCGCCAGATCGAACAGACGACTGAGTCAACCCGGCACGTCGCCACCGCTAAGCTGGTGGCGGCCGGGGGCACCACGGCGGTTGAAGTGGTGGGGATGCAAAGCCTGGCGGCCAGAAAAGGCATCGGTAACGATTTGCCCGATGCCTCGGACCGACCGCAGGAACTGTCGCGTTTCGCCTCGGATGCTGCCGTCATCGCGACGGCGTCCAGGAGGCCGGCCATGGAGGTTGCCGAGATGCTCGCCGACTGGCGCATCTCCATGAAGCTCAGCGGCGTTCAAGCCTTTGACTTGGCGGATGCAACCAACCAGCTGGGCAAATTACCCAATGGTGCGAAAGCGGCTGAGATAGGCACGGTGTTGCAGCGTGACGGTGCGGCCGCGACCTCGGCGGGCCTGCAGCCTGCCCAAGCTGCGGCACTGACGGCGGCACTTCTCAATACCGGCGCGCAACAAGCTGAAGCGGGTGTGGCGCTTGACCACTTCACGACCGCTTTGGGCAAGGGCGATCAGGCCTCCGCGACCGAGCAAGCGGCCTGGAAGCAACTGGGGCTGGATCCCAAGGAAGTGGCGAGTGGGCTGCGTGACAAGGACGCCGCGCCGGGAACTGTGATGTCGGTGCTGGCAGCCTTGAACGCGCAGCCGGTCGAAAAACGCTCGAACCTGGCCTCTTCGCTGTTTGGCACTGGCGATGAAGCAGTGCTGCGCATGTCGCAGAAACTCGACGATGTGAACGCCGCGTTCTGGCAGGTGAAAGACCCAGGCCAATACGCTACATCGCAATTGGGCAACAACGGCTCGGTGCGGCAGGACGCGTTGGCGCTGTCGAACACCCGGCAGGGCCAACTGAACGTCCTCAACGCCCGCAGCGAGCGTTTGTCGCTGGCCACGGGAAATGCCCTGATGCCCTCGGCGGATACCTCGTTCCAGTGGCTGGGGTCGCTGGCCGATGGCGTGAGTGAGTTGGCTGAGTCCTCACCTAAAGCCGCCGCAGCCATCGTATTGATTGGCGCAGCGATCAAACCGCTGCTGGGTGTGCTGCTCAAGGCCGTAGGGGATGAGATCTCCAGTCAGGTGGCCAAGCGGGTGTTGGGTAGGGCCGCTCCGCACCTTCCCGGCCGATTGGGTGAAGTGATCTCCGAAGATTTCAGAAACCCTCGTGTGAACAAGCTGGAAACAAGCAATGCCAGCCAGCGTCCCGAACCCACGAGCAGGCCGAAAATACGCGTCAGTACACGAGGCTCACTCGGGCCAACGGCCTCATTACGCTCGATGACTCGCAGGGCGCCCGGCCCATTAAAAGTAGTCGGTGCCGTCGCTGATGTGGCCGAGGGTGTACTGACCGGCGACAAACGAATGATGGGCGCAGGCCTGGGAGCTGCGGGTGGCGGCTGGGCAGGCGCTGCTGCGGGGTCTGCGGCTGGTGCCGCTTTGGGCAGTGTCGTTCCGGTGCTCGGCACTGCCATTGGCGGTGTGATTGGCGGACTGCTGGGCGGCTGGTTGGGGAGCGATGCCGGTGCGTCCCTGGGTGAGAAGCTCGTCGCCCCCGCCGACAGACTCGCCGCTCCAGACCAGATCAGCAAAGACTTGACCAACGCCCAAACCAGCCAACAACAAAACACCATGACCGCCAACATCTACATCAACGGCCAGGACCAGGCCAGCGCGAGTCAGTTGGCCAACCTGGTCGTGCAACAACTCTCGGGCCAGTTCGGCCTGACAAGCATGCCCAACTCACTCGCCATGCGCAGTGACGCGGCCCTGACCGACGGAGGTACGTGATGCGTCAGCAAATGGCACTCGGCAGTTTCATTTTCGGTCTGTCGAGAAACTTTGCGTACCACAGCCTGGTACGCACCTCGGACGGTGGCTGGAAGAGCATCGACATCCTCACCAGCAAACCCAAGTCCAGCCAGATCGGCCAAGGCCTGCAAGGGCTGACGATCACCGGCAAGTCGATGTACGCGACCGCCATGGATCGCCTCGATGAGTTGCGCGCCTTGCAGGCTCAGCGCGTGCCAGTACCGTTGGTTGACGGCATCGGTCGCAATTGGGGGCTGTGGCAGATCAACAAGGTCACGGAAACCCAGACCGAGATCATTGATGACGGCACGGCGATGGTGGTCGGCTGGGTGGTTGAATTGACGGAGTTCGCCAATGCGTAGGGTTCGAAGTATCGCCGGTGATTCGGTGAATCTGTTGCTGTACCGCGAGCTTGAGCGTTGTGACGATGCCGCCGAGGCGGCGCTCTGGCTGCTCAATCCGGGCTTGGCTGAATGGGGCCCGGTATTGCCGGCCGGGGTGTGGGTTGTCCTACCGGAAGTGGATCTCAAACCTGTTGCACCCACACCGGTTTCGGCCTGGGATTAAGGAGGCAACATGTCACTGGGTTTCACGCCTGCGGTGGAAATTTATGGTGCGAACGCTGCACTGCTCAACGAACGCCTGCTCAAGTGGGAGCATGTCGACGCGGCGGGTATCGAGTCCGATCAGCTGACGCTCACCATTAGCCTGGACGGGCTCCAAGGGTTGCCCAGCCTGGGCGGGAAGATCGGTCTGCGGGTCGGTTATCTGGAGTCGGGGCTGGTGGATAAAGGCGAGTTCGTCATCACCCGGCGCACGCCGTTCCTGTTTCCCCTGCAACTCGTGCTGGTGGCCATGGCCGCGCCGTTCAGTGCGGCGGACCAGACCGGGTTCAAGCAGCGCCGATCCGTCAGCCATGGCCCGACCACCCTGGGGGCGCTGTTTCGTCAGTTGACCTCCAGGCACGGCTTTTCCCCCCGTGTGGCGCCGGACCTGTCGCTGATAAAAATCGAGCACATCGACCAGACCAACGAAACCGACATGGGTTTTCTCACGCGCCTGGCCCATCGTTATGACGCTGTCGCCAAGCCAATCAACGAGCTGTATGTGCTGGCCCGGCGCGGCCAGGCGAAGTCGTTGTCGGGCAAGGTCTTGCCCGAGATGAAACTGTCGGTGACGACCAACAATCGCCCGGGCGACCACGCGTTCATCTCGGCCAAGCTGGAGGAAACCGCCCGGGCGAAATACCAGGGCTGCAAGACCAGTTGGTGGGATGCGGCGGCCGGCAAAGTGCGTGTCGAGGAGAGCGGCCTCGCGCCGTTCAAGACGCTGCGCCAGCGCTTCCAGAGCGCAGACGATGCCCGTGCCGCTGGAGAAGGCGAGGTACGCCGGATGGAGCGCGAAGCACTCAAGGTGAACATCGAGTGCCCCGGTAATCCGGGGCTGTGCGCTGAAGGCATCGTGCTGCTGGATCCCACCTGGCCGGACTTCATGCGCGGTCGCTGGTCGATCGACAAGGTCACCGCCAGTGGCGACCGGGAAAAAAGCTATCGCTGCCTGATTCATGCAACCTGCCTGGATGCCAAGGCCTGACCTCATCGCCCCTGTGGGAGCGAGCCTGCTCGCGATTGCGGTATGACATTCAACATTTGCACTGACTGACACGCCGCTATCGTGAACAGTAATCGGGGAAAAACTTTCTTGTTTTCAGCTATTGAGCATTCGCCGCACATCATCAAGGCTGATCTTTTTAATGATATGTGCTGGAACCCTGGAGTTGGCGGACAAGTTATAAACCTGAAAATCATCATCAACGACATGCTTGGACATCAGTTTCAAGGAAGGCAGGATCCGGGTGTCGTAGTGCTGGTCCAGTCCGCAAGGCGAGTGCTTGCTTTCGGGCGTTTCATAGAATCGGCCAACCGCCTGATACAAGTCGGCGCCGACCAGGAAAACCTTGTTGAAACCCAGGTGGTAGGCGGTTTGCAGGGCTAGGTACATGACCGTTCGAGCATCGAAGCAGCCAAGGGTCATGTCTTTGCTGAAACCGATGTCTTTGCTTCGCTTGCTCAAGAGATATCTGTGCCTGACAAGCGATTTCTGCGGGTTGAATAACGTCTTAAAGATCGACGCCCTGGGCGCCTTTTTCAAACCGAAGGCTTGCCCGCTGGGCTTGGCTTGGACGACGTCAAACTGGTTTTCCCACAAGGCGACGTTTTCGCTGATTCGCATAGCGGTTGCGAAGAGATCCGGCTGCTGCAGCGGGAAGTCGGTATCCGAGCAGAGATAGAAGAAGGGTTTTGTATCGCCCTGGCTGAACATGGAAATAGCGCCGTTCATGGTAATCATCGGCACGCTTGGAAACTCATGTAACGGGAAATCTTTTGCCGAGCTGCCTGAGGCAATGATAAAGACCGGGCCGCTTTTTATGTTCCTGCATTCGCTGAAACTGGCATGTTTAAAAGATGCAGCTGTTTCTGTGATGAGCGAGTTTTCCAAACATTCTGTCCTGTCCATTTATGTTCCCATTCCGTATTCAAATGAATGACGATGTCCTTCATCGCATTGAGGAGACGCCATGCCCCTTACGCAAGCCCAACTGCTGTGTATCCTTCCGAACGCCGGCGCCAATGCTGGCGTTTTTGCACCTGTCCTGAACACAGCCATGGGCCGTTATCAGATCATCGGCCCCAAGCGTGTCGCCGCGTTTCTTGCCCAAGTTGGCCATGAGTCTGGCCAACTGCGTTACCTACGGGAACTGGGTAATGATGCTTATTTGTCAAAGTATGACACCGGCCGACTGGCTGCGCGCCTGGGCAATACCCCCGAAGTGGACGGTGATGGTCAAAAATTCCGAGGGCGTGGGCTGATTCAGATTACCGGTCGGGCGAACTACCGGGCTTGCGGTGAGGCTCTGGGGCTGGATCTGGTCGCAGAGCCTGTACTGTTGGAACGGCCACAGTGGGCCGCGCATTCGGCTGCATGGTTCTGGACCTCGCGCGGGCTTAATCCCCTCGCCGATTCCGGCGATTTCGACACAATCACCCAGCGGATCAATGGCGGCCAGAACGGCGCCGCGGACCGCCGGGCGTTATATGGACGGGCCCTGCAGGTGCTGGAATGAGCCCGGCGTTGCTGAGGTTTTTGCCCGTCATCGCTCTGGCGCTTGTGCTGCTGATGACCAGCGTGACATGGAAGATCCAGGACTGGCGCTACGGCAGGGCGTTGGCCGAGCAGGCTCGGTCGCAGGTCGAAACCTTGAGGCAGATGACCGTTGCCGCCGCCGCTTCGCAGCAAAAAGAAACCGACAAACGCCGCGCCCTGGAGCAGCAACTCTCTGCCAGCGAACAAACCCATTACCGAGCCTTGAACGATGCCCAACGTGACCAGGATCGCCTGCGCGATCGCCTTGCTACTGCCGATGTCCGGCTGTCAGTCCTCCTCGACGCCGACGATGTTGCCGCCGGTTGTGCAGTGCCTGCCACCCCCCGCGCCGGCGGCGTGGATCATGGAGGCGCGAGAGCCCGACTTGACCCGGCGCATGCTCAACGAATTATCGCCATCACCGACGCCGGTGATCGCGGACTGATTGCCTTGCAGGCTTGTCAGGCCTATATCAGAGCGCTGGGTCGGTAA